GCGCTTTTCCAATCCACTCTACCATTTTTGGAAGCGAAATGGCAATACCTGCGGCTGTTGCCAAACCTTCTTCCATTTCCTCGTCCTTGGCAGCGAGTTTTTTCATCTCTGCACCAAGGTCTGAGAGCATTTGCTGTGGTCCAATAAACTTTGCCACAGCCTGTGTTGCGGGAGACTTTTTCATCTCTGCCTCAACAAGCATCTCAAACAGGGCTGTTTGGTAATCGTTCATTATAAACTAACCTCATAAGTTTTCTGCTGACCACCTCCAAAGGAGTCTGTGCGAAAGTCATCTTTACGCATCATAGTGATTAGCACCATTTTGTCTGGACCTTTACGCATATCAAGTTTACCAATAACATTTAATGCTGGCTGGTTTCCCTGTTTTGCTCTGACGTGAAAAGCTTCTTTGTTCTCCAACTCTCCATTAGCAAAGTCGTCAAGAATCTGTGGCAATGCACGGTCAAGAGCTTTCTTGACACTATCTCTGCTAATCCTTCCCGCTCTAACGCCACCCGCACCACGTTGACCAACGTGTCTACGGGAGCGCTCTTCAGCGTGCTTTGAAGCAACTACGGTAAGATTGTCAAGGTCAATAATATAACTATCGCCTGTGAACTCATCGTATTTTATTTCTTCATTTAGGAACCGTTCAAAGCGAGAAAGTATTTCTTTATAATCCATGCTCTAAATAGTCTCAAAAGTGGCTAATCTCTTTGCCATTGTAGCCCTTTACGATCAAATCTTCTGGAAAATTATCTACAAACTCTCTTGCTTTGTCTCTGTCTGGAAACATTTTATTAAAAACTAGAAGCTCGTATTTTTTGCTCCAACCTTCAGCAACGATAGTCCAATCCTTTAGGAGACTCTTGACTTTTCTTTTTGTTTGGGGTGTAAGATTGTCTGCCTGAAGCCTGAACTCCAAATCTTCTCCATCAAACGGAACCTGCCAGAACGTCATTAGCATCTTCTTCTTCTTCATTGTTTAACTCCACCATAAGGCTGTTGCCTTGAAAAAAGATTGATAGTTCATTATTAACATACTTGTTGATTAAAGTCAAGATTTTTATTTGTTCATTTTCTGATAGGTTGCCTTTCTTCATCATAGTCATAAGGCGATTGACAACAAAAGCCTTCTCGGCTTGATATAGATTGCCGTCAACTTCCACGGCGTTTGTTTCGTGGAGAAACTTTATAAAACTTTTTTTCTTCATTTTCTAAGCCACTTTAAGTGCTTTTTTTATTTCGCGTTCGTAGTCTTTTAGTTCGTCTCGCTTGATGCGTTCAAACTCTTGTTCAAACTTTTTAGCAAGGAACTTTTTAGCAGGGAACATCCAGTAGTAAGATGATGTTGTGTATTGTTTTGTGAGCCATTCAATGTTTGTTGTGGATTGAGCCAACCACCAACGGACAGCGATTGATACAACATAGGCTCGGAACTCAAACCAAGCTCGGAACGGTGCTGGAATTGGAAGCAAACAAAGTGCGAACAAAAAGAACCAAGCATTCCAAAATCCTAAAAGAGCGAGGGGGGTTAAAATCTGTGGAAACAGATAAAGAAACTTGAAAAGAAATTTAAACTTTTTGGAGTCCTTCATATGAACCCATTCGTGTGCCAAAACTCCGCAAGCGCTGAAGGGTCTGTGTTCGTTCCAAGGAAGCTGTGGGACGTAAACTTTATTCCCGACAACTGTGATATACCGGGTCATAAAATCTTTATTGAAAAACAATAGTTTAGAGAGCCACTTCATAAGTGTAGAGTTTCTTTTGTCTAGTAGTTCGTAATCAGGAAACTCTTCTTTGATGTGACTCTCTAAACTCTTCCGTTTGAGAGTAAATATTTCTTTCATTGCTTATTTTGAAAGCTTTTCAGCAAGCTTTCGCTTGAGGCTTTCCTTGACCAAACGCTTTGCAACGCGCTCAGTTACCTCGTTGACGATTTCCTCAAGTGCTGCTTCTTCCATCATATGGTCAGGAGTATGCTCCTCGCCCATCATCTCTTCTTCAGCGGCGTCTTCCATATCGTCAGCAGCCATGTCCATCTCTTCGCCAGCGTCTTCCATTTCCTCGGCAGGAGCGTCACCACCCTCTACCTCTACAGGAACACCTGTCTCTTCTTCGATGGCAGCGGCAATGGCGTCAACCAAGGCTTCTACCTTGTCTTCCATTCCAGCTTCTTCGGCAGGAGCTTCAGCATCTTCATGCTCGCCTTCTTCCATATGGTCGCCACCGTGAGCTTCGTCCATCGGCTTGTTGTCGCCGTACATTTCTTCCATCGGCTTCTTGGGACCGCGATCTTCTTTCTTCTCGTCAAGAGGCATCTCGCCTTCTTCCATTTTGTCTTCGTCGGCTTCGTTGACGTAACCGCGCCAAGACTCCAAGAGGACTTTCATATTGTTCTTTTTCATAATTTTACTCTCCTATAGAAAAGAATCAAAGTAAATAGTTCGCTATTCGTCTAAATCCTCTTCGATAAGGGAAAACTCAACGGACTGAGCCTTCTGAAGCTTCTGGAATAGATTCAGCCAACTAACCAACTCATCGTGGTTTTCCACCGAGACTTGGATTTCTTTTGGTTCTTCTTTGTCTATTTTGTATTGCACGTTGTATTTCATTGTTTACCCCCTATGATATAACTATGAAGAAAACAGCTTTTTCTCAAGTTTTTTTATAGCCTTGTCCTCGATTTGTTTCACTCTCACATAAGAAACGCCCAATCTCTTGGCGCATTCTCTTAGAGTCATTCTGCCATTCTTTTTTACTGCGATAAGCACACAGTTGTCATCCTCTGAATAATCTATCCATTGGCGACATTCTTTATTTTCACAAATTTTTCCTATTTTGTCAACACATTTATTCATAAGTCTGGGTTTGCCTCCTCGATTTTGTCAAAAATGTTTTCTATCTCGTCATCATCAAAGTCATAAAAATCTTTGTGCGGTTCGTCTAAAAGATTTTTTAGTCTTTGTTTTTTATCTTGCTTTGTGCTTCCTCTCAATTCCTCGACAACTTTTATTATGTTGCGGTTCTTCTCAACATAAGCTTTTACAATACCTGTAACAAACTTTGCTTGAGATAATCCGTCCTCTGCACAAGATGCGCGGAACTGTTCGTGAAGTTCTTTCTCAATAATAAAAACTAATCTACTTTCTTTTTCCTTGTCGATTGATGGCATTAGCCTCTCCGTGTAATGTGAGCGGACGACTCGACAGCAGAAGCGTTTGTTTGTTTAATCCATTGTGCTTTGGCTTGAAGCTCCTTGATGCTGCGCGCACCAGAATACGAAAGCCCTGAGCGGATTCCTCGCTCCAGTTCCTGTAAAACATCTGGAAACAATCCCTTGTATGGGATAGAAGAAGAGATCCCTTCCATTGAAGAAACTCTACCACGCCAATCTTTCTGTGCTTCGGCTGAAGCCATTCCGCGATAGACTTTTCTTATTTGTCCACTTGGGTCTTTGAAGGTTTTGCCGGGGGAAAGATCTGTTCCTGCAAGGAGTGACCCCAACATAACAGCATCAGCGCCAGCAGCAAGAGCCTTAACAATGTCACCCGAAGTTTTAATGCCGCCATCTGCAATGATTTTTGCATTTCGGTCTGATTTGGCGCATTCAAATATCGTTTCAAGCCCCGGCACACCGTGTCCCGTTTGTATTCTTGTAGTACAAATACTGCCACCTCCAATATTACATCTAATAGAATCAGCACCCCAATCAGCCAAATCATTGAATGCCTCCAAAGTTGCTACATTTCCTGCCATGATGTGAATTGTATCGGCAAAAATATTTCTTAATTTACTCAACGCTTCTTTAACTAAAATGTGATGACCGTGCGCTACATCAATACAAATAATGTTAGCGCCTGCATCACACGCCGCTGCGGCGCGTTCTTCCATATCCTCGCCAACGCCAACGGCTGCGCCAATATTAATTTCTTTTGGGAGCGAGGCAATCATCGCAGCCTGCTCCAAAATGGAGTTATACCTGTGGATAATAGCCGCACCTCCTGCCATTCCCATACCCCAAGCCATATTTGCTTCGCTTACCGTGTCCATAGGAGAAGCAATAATGGGAACACGAAGTTCGATTCCTTTGCCAAGGTCTGTGGCTAAATCAACTTCTTTTCTCGATAAAATGTCGCTGTATTGCGGCTTCAATAAAACATCATCATACGTCAATCCCTGCTTCATTCTTTCTCCTGTAAAAATTGATTTATAAAATTTTGTAGATAGCTGAACCGATACCACATAATTGGATCGGGTTCATCGGGTTCTGGAACTACTATAAATTTTCCTTTGTGAAAAAGAATCACACTTGGCACACCTTCAACATAATCCTCAAACACATCTGCGGCAGCTTTTTCTTCATTGACATCAAGCGTATAAAAATCTAAAGTTGCTCCGTAAGTTTTTTCTAGAGTGTCCATAACTGGTTTAAGCATCGAACAATAATCGCAGAACTCGCTTTTAAAAAAAACCATAAAGGGTCGCTCGCCCTCTATAATTTCCATGACTTTGTATGATGTTGTTTCCTCAATCATCTTCACTCTCCTGACAATCTGGGCAAACCAAAACAACTTTTTGATGTTCTTCGTTTACTGCAACTCTCCAAGTCATGTGTGCCTCTCTACTTGTTTTGTCAAAGTCTTCTTGACAAAGCGTGCATTGCTCTGGCAAAAGCCTAAAAAGACCCACTTGCCTCTTAACTTCCTTTGCAAGTTCTTTCTTAGCTTTCTTTTCTCTCTTTCTTTTTATTTGTCTCTTCAAGCTCATCCGATTAGTTTCCACCCATAACGCATTGAGCGTGTTGAAAAGCCCCACTGCTCTGAGTAATCCAGTTTAGCCATGTAAGGTCTATTAGTATAAATGATATCTAGATTCGGGTCAACACCCCAAACTTTGATAACAGAAGTTTTGGAAGTATCGTCAATCGCTCGGATAATGTAAAAATCTTTTCCTCTCCGAGTTTTCTTCTTGATAACTTCGCGAGGAATAAACCAAGCTGCCCCCAAGTCTTTGTCATACTCTCCAAGCGGTGGAATACAATATTCCTCCAGTTGTGAGCTTACACGCTGAGACATAACAAGGTGGAACGGAAAGATACCAGCCAAATCAACAAGGTAGGCAATCTTTTCTTCCTTTGTAAAATCTCCCTCTGGCTCGTAGAGCTTGATGTTCTCCAAGAACTTCTTTTTATTCTTTGGTCGATCAACTGCAACAGCAGACCAGAAGTGTTTGAGACCTGAGAATCGTTCGTCCATCAAAGAGTTCAAAGCCTGTGTGCGACAAAGAACGTCGATACCCTTCTTGTTCAGTTTGGAATAAACAATATCCTCGTTGAACAAAAACTCTTCGATTGTGTTAAAAGGACGATGCTGAAGAATCTGCTCAACAGCCTTGTCACCCAAACCCTTGATAGATGTAAGCGGCTGAATAAGACTCTTGCCATCTTCTGCAATCTCCCAGACTTCACCAGAACGGTTAATGTCGGGATACTCTACTCCAAGTCCAAGGCTTCGCACAATGTTGATAGCCCGTTCCTTTCGTCCTTCTGGCTCTTTGTCGAGGAAGGCAGCAGCCCACTCAACAGGAAAGTAGTTAAGAAGATAGGCGCACTGATAGCTAAGAATGCTGTAGCTGACAGCGTGGGACTTATTAAAACCATACCCTGAGAAATACTCAAATGTTTGCCACAGCTTCTCCGCAGCTTGTTCTTTAATTCCTTTCTCGACACACCCGTCAATAAACTTTTTACGAATCTTTTGTTTCTTTTCATAGGTCTTTCCTGTTGTTCCTTTCTTCGTCAAAAGCTTGCGAAGCATATTGCCTTCGTCAAGCGTAAGGTTCTTCCCCAACTTGTGTGCAAGCAAAGCAATCTGCTCTTGGAAAATCAAGAAGCCGTAAGTTTCTTTTGTTACTTCCTCGACAAGAGGATGAAGATACTTGATGCTTTGTGGATCTTCCTTTGCCTTTACATAACTGTTGTGAACGTTGGCTGAAAGAGGACCGGGACGATAGATAGAAGTGATAGCTGAGATATCAATGATAGACCTTGGCTTTGCGCGCTTGCAGAAGTTCTGTGCGCCCTTCTCTGTGAACTGGAATACACCAGCCCAACGACCCTTGTGAAAAATATTCTCGTAGACTGCTGTGTCTTCCAAGTCCATTTTGTCTGGGTGAAGGTTCTCATCATACCACTTCTTTACGTCAGCGAACGTAGGTTTCTCAATCCCATAGTGCCTGCGAAGAATATGACTGATAGCACCCTCAACCATACGGAGGCTTGCGAGTCCAAGAATATCAAATTTAATAAAGCCAAGAGGCTCAAGGTGTCTAACATTTTGTCCCTCACTCCACGGTGTTTGCTGCACACCACCGCTGTTGATAAGCGGCATATGCTTGTTCAGGTTGTCGGCAATCACAACACCACCAGCGTGGCGAGAGATAGAACGCAACTGTCCGGTAAGGGTTTTGACGTGCGTCTCGACGTGCGGATACTTCTTCAAAAACTTTTTAAGAGAATCAGAGAACTCCATCAACTCTTCAAAGGTTGGATTGTAAACACCAGCAGTAATACCGTGTCGCGCTTTGGCAAGCGGAGTTGCTTCCAAAACCATGACGCTTGTGACCTTATTGACCTCTGTGAAGTCGATACCATAGAACTTTGCGATGTCCTTGATAAGAGAACGCAACTGCAAAGTATTGTAGTTGGAGATAGGAACAACGGTATCCTTGCCCCACTTCTCCATCAACTCTTCTTTCAGAGCCATCGGGTCAGCAACATCGTAGTCAATGTCTGGGTAATCCGTTGCGTCACGGCGAAGGAATCGACTAAAGAGAAGACCATATTTTAGTGGATCAATCCCTGTGATACCAAGCACATACGCAACAAGAGAGCCAGCAGCAGAGCCACGACCAGCGCCAACCAATTGAGTTTTGGTAGCTTCATCACTAACCGCCTTCATTGTTAAAAAGTATTTTGAAAACCCTCGGTCATCAATAACTTTGATTTCTTCTTTCAGTCTCTCGACGTATTCTTTCTTCTTCGACAAACCAAGATCGGTTAGCCCTGCGATACAAAGACGAGTCAACTCTTCAGTTGCCGTCTTGCCCTCGGGAACAACAAAGTCTGGTAGACGAACCGTAGTATCTGGATAAAACTTCTCGATTCTATCAAACGCAATGTGATGAGTGTTCTCCAGCGACTGACGAACTAGGCTGTCGTCATACTCAAAGCCCAACTCTTCAGACGAAGACTTGTAAGCCTCCCACATCTGGTCACCGTTCTTTGGGTAAAGCTCGCACTTTAGATCCTCACGGGACTCTGGCAAGGTTGAGTCAGCGTAGTCAGGCTTTGCCTTGCCAAGCCAACCAAGTTGCTTGTAAAGCTCGCGGTCTTTGAACATTTCGGGACGAGGATAGTGAGCGTCCGCAGTAGAAACCAAGTCTGTGTTTGTCTCTGCCGCTGCTTTGATAATGTGTTGGTTGACCTCGTGCTGCTCTGGAATGCGATTCCATTGTAGCTCGCAGTAAAACCTGTCGCCAAAGATATCTTTGAACTGGTTGATGGTCTTGACCATCGAGTTATGAACTGCTTCTTCGCTGGTCTCGCGATTGTTCCAGTAGCACTTGGAAAGCGGACCACCGAGACAAGCAGAAGAAACAATAATGCCTTCGTTATGCTCGCGAAGCATTTTCAAATCAACACGAGGAAAACGATAGAAGTTCTCACCCTCGTATGACTTTGACACGAGAGAGAAAAGATTGTTTAGACCTGTCTGGTTCTGTGCTAGGAGAACAAGGTGTGCGCGGCGATTGAGAACATTCTTTGCCGCACGCTTGCTGGCTTGCTCGTCTTCAATAACCGGACCAGTAGCTTCTTTCTTTTTCTTTTTTTGGTTCGCGAGATACTCTTCCTTCTCGACCTTCCACTTTTCAAGGTCGTCGATAAAGTAAGCTTCAATGCCAAAGATAGGCTTGAAGTTCTTACCTTCTTCGTTCATCTTCTTGGCGTGCAAAACTTGGTGCGGTAGACCTGACATATTGCCGTGGTCTGTTAGGGCAAGGGCATCACACCCGTTCTCCCAAGCAAAATCAATATGCTCAGACGGATAACCCAACCCGTCAAACATACTATAAACACTGTGGCTGTGTAGTCCGACAAACGGAATACTAGATTCTGTGCGTTGTGTCAATTTATTCTCCTGTAAGTTCTTCCAGTTTCTCTTCTAGTTCTTCTATAGTTTCTTCAAGGTCATCATTTGCCTTTTCGAGCTTTTCTATAGTATCGCTCATTTCCACAACTTTGTCAAGCAAATGATCTACAAAAACTTGTTGCTCGTAAGATAAATTATAATACTGTGGTGGAAAGCCCACATCTTCTTTTACTCTCCAAGGGATTTCCCCATATTGTTCTTCTGAACTACTCACTTTCAATAACTCCTATTCGTTGTAAAATTCTACTTTCTTGTCCCGCTTTAAGATAGCGACTTTTTGGACGTTTGAAACTATAATCTGCCACTGCCATCTTATAGTTTTCCCAAGTAAATACATTGTAATATTTATTGAGTTCTATTTCAAACAATTTATTTTTATTTATCGGCTCAACAAGTTGTTGCACGGTAAAAAATCTTCCAGACCTTTGTTGTTCTTTGGGCAGTCTCTCAAACCATGAGTTGCTACCCGGCTCATAATCTGCAACCATCCTATAGGTCAGGGTGTTCTTTTTGCGGAAGTTCTTTTTTATTTTTCTCAAGTCGTCTTGATCAAAAGTAAAAGGCAAATACTCCCCTTCCCAAGCAGATCTGCCGTTATGGCTGTAAAACACCTTTTTTCTGGCTACAGAATCCGCTCTGTGCTTGCCAATGTCCCAAAAGGGTGTAGCAGTCCAAGGAAAAGTAACAAAAAACTTGGCTGGTGCTGTCCACTTGCTGGCAAATCCTGCCATCCGGTTTGCTGTCATTGCGGCTGAGATAATACCCCAAGCAGCAGAGCCACGTTGTCTTTTGTCTTTCTCTGACATACGAATATAATAGATCGGTATCTGAACTCTGTATGCTGCCTGATGGTCTACCGTTTTCTTCCACCACCAGTTTGGATCTTCAACCCATTCACCAAGGTTGTGGCGCAGAAGCTTTACGTCTTTTTCATTGCACAAAATAAAAATCTGTCGGCAACCAGCGAAAGCACACTGAAGAACTGCGTTGTCAATTAGGGTCAGACCTTCTGCTATTGGGGCGAAGTAAGGAGAGTACGGCAATCGCCAATCATTCTTGAATCCATCCAGCGGGATGATTCCGACCATTTTTTTATGTGTGAACTTACTTGGGAACTCCATAACTTATCCTCGTCTAACTCTAAAAATATTATTTGTTCATCCTCGTATTCGTGGTGTTCTAATGGTATAACAAATCTTTCTATTGGTTCAACCTTCAGAGAAAGTTTTTTATTATTTCCGTTGTTCGCACCTTTGATGCCAAGACTTTTCAATATGGGCAACAGCTTGTAACGAAGAATAACTTCACCGTGATCAAAGTCATTCATCTGGCTTTCCTTCAGGATAGAAGAACTATAAATAAACTTCTGTGTTCCCCTGACGGTGCAGAAAAATAATTCCCTGATAAAGTCATCTCCGTTGAAATGATACTCAAGTTCGTGAGGCGTCGAGTAAAGCCTTAGCTTGTGAATCACCCTGTGGGTTCTGTCTTTTGTTTCAGTTGGTGGAACACCTGTGAGCATTGTTGGGTCAAAACAAAAAATATTGTCACACTGGTAGTTGAGCAATGAGTTTTCGTTTGTGATTATTTTTATAATGTTTCCTTCTCTGCGGATTGATTGGTTTGGATATACTCCAAGTATCTTTCCCCGAAACATCATTTGATGAAAAAGAAAAGTCCAGATTTCTTCTTTTGTTTCTCCGGTCGAGAACCTGTCAAAAAGAAATGGCGGCTTTGGTTCTGTGAAAGTAATCCAATAATCGTGCTTAAAGGCAAATAAAAAAGAAGCAACATCGCCACCTACGACGATGTTGTTTGCGTGGGTGAAGATGTGCTTCTTTAACTTTCTCACTTTATTTTTCTTTTAATCTT